TTTGTGCCGTTGGTACGAGCAGTAGTACCCAAGTCACCAGCAACACCAGAAGTACCACCATCATAGTTGCTGTTCAACCATGCTTGCAGACCACCCAATTTACGAGCAGTAGAAGAATCACCATTGGTAGCAACTTGGTTGCTCAACAATGAAGTTTCCATGTCGCGCTTGATCTCAGCAGAGGCTTTAGCCAACTGATAAGCCTTTTCAGACTTACGACCAGCTTTGTCAACTGATTGCAAAGTGCCAGAAATCTTGATCGTTTTCTGTGCGATCTGAGTGCGGTTACCAACACGAGTTGTTGGAGACATAGTAGCGTCAGATGCTGTTGCACCCTCAACTGCGTAGTTAGACAAAGAAGCAGCAGCCAAGCTGTCAGTCTGCCACTCGTGATATACAGCAGTAGCCTTTGTCTTGCCAATGGAAGACATGAAAGGTGTGTCTGTGGGGCTGATGTTATAGATTACATCGGAAAGGTCTTCACGCTGACCAATAGCGGTATACGTTTGATAGGTAGCCATTTTAAAACTCCAAAATTAAAAGAATCGTTCAAATGCTTTGGCAGCGTCTGTGACTTTACCAGTCTCACGCAACCTTTGCATAACCTGTTTATCTTGTGAGTTCCTTGCAGGAGGCGCAGAAGTCCCAGAACGCATCATCTTAGGGGCAGACTGGAGTTTCTTGGTTAACTCGGGTTTGCTCTTTTGAAGTTGCTCATACTTCATTGCTTTATACAAAGAAACCACAGCACGAGAGTCATATACGGAACTGAGTTCTTGGTCAGTCCATCCTACAGATTTCGCATAGTCACGGATTTGTTTCCGAACCGCATCACCCTGTGGAGTGGATAACTCAGGAATCAGACTAACTAGCTTCTCAGATTCTTGACGCAAGTGGTTTTGCAAAGAGGCTTGTTGCTCTGCTTGTTGCTGTTGTGCAATGCGTTGCTGTTCTTGCCTCACTACTGCTAACTGCTTCTCACGCTGATTCTGTTCAGCTACCGCTACCGCATAACCGATAGGGTCTGTTTCCTTTAGAACATCTAAGTCCACACCCCGATCTTGCTGCGATAGGAAGCTATCCAATGCTTGCAACTTCTGGGCATATGCCTGTCGCTCTTGTTTCACATACTCTAAGTGTTGACGTTCAGCTTCTACAGCTTTGCGTTGTTCAGCTAGAGCCTGAGACTTTTTAGTGTAATCTACACCTTGCTGATAACCCTTAATGAGTTCTTCTTCATCAACCTCAATCTCCTCACCAGCCGCCTTGACTTTATATCTTGGCTTCGGTTGCTCAACTTCTTCGGTTTCTTCAGAATAATCAGCTTCATCAGATGCTTGAAGTTCCTCTGTGTGTTCTTCAGATTGGCTGTTGTCAGCTTCGTCAGAATCACCCATCATGCCCTCAAACGCTGAAGCGGCTTGGTTTACATTTAGGTTTTCACTCCCTTGTGGGTTGGTGTTTTCCATGTGTCATCTCAAAAATCGCCAGAAACCTTCTGGACGGAGGGTAGTCGTTAGACTACAGAATTTTCCACTTCTTCTCTTTGATTAAGGTTTCCGAGGCTAAGCCTTCAAGGTGTCCTACAATCAATTTCAATGTCTTTATGTGGTGATAGGCGTCTTCTCGTCTACCTAATTCATCCACATTTGTGTTAATTATTACACTAATTTGTTCTTTTTCCAAATTATCTATGACTTCTTTGAAAAAGTCATCATTAAGCAGGTTTTTGGCCCATTGTGCTGCTAGGTGCTTGTCCATATTGGTTTTGTATTCCAGAAATAATGTCGTTAATGCTTAAGTTACCTGCTGGCATAGGCGCACCTTGTTTGTTACCCAAAATGTCCATCAAGTTACTGTAACTCATATTTGACGCTGGCGCAGTAGGTGTAGACGTAGGAACTTTGCCATAGTTAGGGTCAAGGAACTTCTCCCATTGTGTACCCTTTAACAAGTTTTGATTACCAAAATCAATAGGTGTTAATGGTTGATATGGTGAAGTAGGCTGTGTTGTTGGAGGCTTCCAGTCAGTAGGAATAGGAACAATTGGGTAAGTTGTCTTTGGAGGCGTTACAGCATTTGCCACGCCACCAATAGCCGCTACACCACCAATCACCTTAAGAATGTCAGTAATGCTTGGCGTCTTATCTGGAGGAGGCGCTGGAGGAGTAGGAGGTGTTGGAGGTGTAGGAATTGTTGGCAACACCAATGGAACAGTAGGAATAATTGGAGGAATAGGAGTAGTTGGCGCTGTAATAACAGGTCTTGTGCCAGTTACTGTTACCTCAGGAACTGTCGGAGGCGTTGGAACTACAGGAGTAGCTTTTTCATCTTTTATTCTTTTATCTTCAACTTTAACAGTACCTGCATCTGGAAGTTGTGTGCCAATAGTACTAATTACATTAGCTATAGTTGGAGAAGTTGGAGGGGCTACTGGTCTAGGTGCATTGATAACAAGATTATCAGCAGAGCCTGTAGGCGAAACTGGAGAAGCAACTGGAGGAGCAACTACTGGATTACCAGCAGCGTCATAAAAAGTGCCAGCATTACCACCAACATTGGTAGTGAACTCTGAAACATTTTTAACACCAGCAGCTTTTAAGTCTTCTGCAAAACCTTTGTTAATCAGGTCATTAAATTCTTCAGAAGTTAGCGTAGAAGCGTCAACTGTTGGTGTTAGCAAGTCATTTACTGTTGAGCCAAGCAAAGAAGCACCACCACCAACTAAACCTGCTTTAACAACATCTTTAAAGTCTGCGCCAGTTGCGGCAGTTGTGCCAGCGTTTAGCAATCCAGTACCTACAGCCGTTGCAGTAGCACCAGTACCAAGACCAACAGCCTCACCAATTCCTGCTGGTAAACCTGTCGCCATCAATACAGCCTTGACAACAGGGTCATTGACCATATCAGCTAAACCACCAAGGAATGACGGGCCTTTATCATATTTACCAACACTTGTAAGTTCTCCTGTTGGTGAGTAAAGTTCAGTTTTACTTCCTTGTTCGCTACTAACTTTAGATGTGGAAATACTATCAATTCCACCTACTATTTGTTCTTCACCAGATTGTGTGATTGAGTAATTAGGGCTTACATAAGTGTCACCAAGTCTTGTAGAACCTTGCACAGGCGCTAATGATGCTGCTTTTGTAATAATTTCGCCAACTGGAACTCCTGTTGCTTCAGAAATTTGAGTTGGGTTTAAATTTCCAGCTTTAATTAAACTATCAACACTTTGCGCAACAGGGGCAGGAGGTGCAGCAACTGTTTCAACAGGAGCAGCAGGAGGCTCATCAATAGGTGCTGCTACAGGAGCATCTAAAAGACTAGTTACTGGCGCAGCTTCTTCATATCTTGCCTGAATAGTTGCTTCATCAGCACCAGTAGCGGCAGCAACATCAGATGGACTTACACCAAATTGATTCATTACAGATGCTATTTCAGCATCGCTCATGTTTGGGTTAGCGATAAGAAAATCTACAATCTGTTGAGCAGATACAGCCATGATTAACCTTTAATCTCTACGTTAGAAGTAATACCAGCACCAATCTTCATTGCTTTCAATTGTGCTTCTGCTTCAAACTCTTGTTGTTTCAGAGCAAAGTAAGCCTGTTGTTTCTCACGCTCAAGTTGCAACTTAGCTGCTTCTTTCTCACGCATAATCTGCATCTCAAGACCAGCCTTCTGTTGAGCCATCTGCATATCAATCTGCTGTTGCTGTTGCTGTAGTTGCATATCAGCTTGAGCCTTTTGTTGATTAGCTTGTATCTCAGCCTGTGTCTTAGCCATCAATGCTTGCACTTCTGGAGGCATTTGAGGTTGTTGCTGTGGAGGAGGATTCGAGAGCATCTGGTCTTGCTCTGGTGTAATCGCTTTGTAGAACTCAGTTGAGTCCTTCAGACCAGCAGTCTCTACCATGCGTCCCAATGTGTTGCGATACTGAGCAGGTGTAACGTAAGGATTGGCAGGGCCGTACTGACCAATCAACTGTTCCTGTTTAGCAACAATCATAGACAGCATAGCCATCTGCTCTTGTCGGTTACCAGCACCCAAACCAACATTGATAGATACATCATATTGGTTAGCCCATGTGCGAGGGTCAAACTCTACGAACTCACCACGCATACGAACCAAACGAGGCTTGTCTTGGTACTTGCAGAGCAGATGCAAGATGCCTTTGAACAAAGACTTAACGCCAGTCTCAGCAAAGATACGAGCCATTAGTTCAATCTTACCTGCGCCAGCTTGTTGCATTGAGGCAACCGCAGCAGCAGTTACGTTCTGCAAGATAGATGGGTCTAAGCCCTGTGACGCATCAGACACACCTGTACGCTTAGACTGGACTGTATCCAAGTACTGAAGCATTGGGAACGCTTGATTAGCTACGTTCTGAACTGTTAACTGCTGAACAGCACCCTGAGACTTAGCACGAATAACACCACCTGCGGTAGATGTAAGCAAGTCATCAAGGTTTACTTGACCTTCAACAGCAACAACTCGTGCATTGTTTGTCAGATATAAGTTATCCAACATCTGACGAGTGATAGTTGTTTTAATCAGTTGCAAGTCTGTAGTTCTGTCAGCAAGTGAGTTACCAAAGAACTTGTGTGGAATTGGGATTGGGCAGATTGAGTGGAAAGGAACATAGTCCACTTCCTCAACCATTTCCTTACCTTTTTCGTCTTGCAGAATCTCGTTTGAAGCGTAGAAAACCTGAGTCAAAGTGGCAATACCTTTGCCATCCATATCAGTCTTTACATAGCACTCAAACACTTCAATCTCTTGCATTGAAGGGTCATCAGTCTGGACTTGGTAGGGCTGCTCACCTGCTGAATAACGAGCAACACGCTCTGGTGTGTAAGCAAGAGCATCATCCATCTGCAAGGATTCAACTTGCTTTTTGTTGAATCCCATAGCAATCAAGTCACTACGAGTCAACATCTGACGATGGGCAACGAATGGGCTGTCAGCAATAGTACGAGCCTTCTTGCTAATCAAGAACTCCTCTGGAGGAACATTCTCAATCGTGACTTTGCCTGACTTCTTACGCTTTTGGACTACTACGTTATGAGTTGAACCCATGACAGGCATACCCATAGGGTCAATAACTGGCTGTCCCATTGGGTCAAATATTGGGAATTCTGTCGTATCTTGCTCGACAATCTCCATTGTCTCATCACTCATCAGCATAGCCAATTCGTCATCAGACAGGTCAAAGTAACGCTCTTTTGTCAGGTCTTCTTTGTCTTCCCAATAAGCCTTAACAATGCCGTTCTTTTGCATCAAGGCATCTTTGAACCAGTCATGCAAAATAGCTACCCCTGCATTGTCTTTAGTGAAGACCCAATTGCAGTAATCTGTGGCTTGCTTTGCGGAGGCTTCGTCTTGTGGCCCCTGTGGCTCAAAGACTACGATATTGTCTGAGCCTGTAAAGATACGAACTAAGCTAGGAAGTGCGCCATCAATGGCTTCTGCTACTTCTCCAGTAACGATCTGAGACTTACCCTCAACCTCATTATTGTAAGGTTGTCGTAAGTAAGCCTGAAGTGCCTGCTTTCTCTGTTCAACAGTTTCACTCTCAATAAATCCGATCGCGTCGTCAATTTCTGCTTGTAGAATTGACTTCAGTTCGTTCTGTACCATGTGTATCCTTCGGAGGTCGACCGAGTTTAGGTCTTTGTGAGGATTGTAATACTTTTACCACATTTTCCAATACTTCTATCCGCATTTCAAGTTCTTTTACTTTTGGGGCTAGATTTACCCCTTGACGCTCTAAATACATCAGACAATCCATTTCGGTGCTTGGTTAATAGGATTCCCCCAAGATGAGCCACCCTCATCCAGAGATACTGCGACATACCTCCAAGCGTCTGCTGCATGGCTATGTTGGTCATGTAATGGACGTCTGGAGAATTCTTTAGTACTTGCATCAACATCGTAGCGATAATGCCTCAGATGCTGAAGACCATCAGCACAATTTGTAGCATGGAAAAACGCTCTATCTAACAACATTCGAGCAGCGTTAATGCCACTTTCTACTGTAAGCATTGGGATATTTCTAATTGGTTTACCCATCCCAACAAGGATTTCATTGATTGATTTACCAGTCAAGTCTTTATGTCTTGAGTCATGCGGTAACCACCAATCTTTGTATATATACCCCTTATCTTGCAAGACTTGAGCGTAATGATGTACTGTTTTTTGCCTATTTTGGTAAAAATCAATTACTCGAACCTCTCCACCAGCAATTACTTGAACAAACCAGATTGAAGTCATATCTGCCCATCCCAAGTCCCAGAATGTTTGAACAGGAATAGACTTATCAACAATCAAATCACGAATTCTGTTTTCTTCTTGAAGTTTTCGTAATTCATCACCATAAACAGCGCCATCCAGCATTTGCCTTGTATGACCTTCCCACACATTTAAGTAGGAATCCATATCTCTGGCTTTAAGTTGCTCTAATTCATCTTGTAGAACTTTAGGAAACCAAGGGTTATCGCTATGGTTAACCTTCATAACAATAGCATTGTTTGGAGGGTTAACAACAAACCTTTTGTAAGTTTCGTCACTATCCAAGTCTGGGTTAAATGTTACCCATATCTCTGAATCAGGCTTACGAATCGTAGGAATCAATGTCTCCCATGATGCTTTAGATACAGCCTGACCCTCCTCTACCCAACAAATATCAACACCCTCAAATGACTTGATTGATGTTACATTGTGTTTTAAACCAACAAAAGAGAACTCAGAGCCATTTTTCCCATAGATAGCTGTTCTTTGTACATCAAACAAAGAATCAACACCCATAGATTTAATTTGGTCTGCCAATAGAGCAATAACAGAATCAGAGATTGAATTCTGTAATTCTCGTGCGCATAGAACCCTGATTGGCTTTTGCATTGACATAGCAATCAAAGCCTTGGCAACACTCCAAGACTTAGCAGAGCCACGCCCACCATAAAGAATTTTGTATCTATTTGGCTCAAACAGGAATCCTAGCTTTTCTGGGAAGTCTAGGTTAATTTCCATTAGGGCGAACCAGATTGATTGATATGCCAGTCACCTCGATAGGGCCTCCACCCTCACCAGATACTTGCAATGGCATTACTTTGCCTAATAAAGCCATGAACGCCTGTGGATGGCTCTCTGCCTTATCCATTAGATAAGAAACGCCACCTGCGCCTTCTAAAGCCTCCAGAATCATCTCTCTAAGGATTGCATTGCCCTTATCTAGACTTCCTTTAGGTCTTCCTGCGCCTTCTCTCGCTCCACCACGAGATGAAATGTTTGATTGTTTTTCAATCATGTTTGACTCCTCTAGGGTTGGTCAAGGTTAGTTAGTGATTACTCGCCTAATAGACTCGGCATCAGTTCATAAATCTTTTTACGCTGTTCTTCGTCTGCTAGTAGTCCTAATGGTAACACACCAGCAAGAATGTCTGCTTCATTCCTACGCATTGGGTCAAATGCAGCAAAGCGTGAACGAATTAGCTCTGGGTTTTCTGTTGCATATGTATTGCTTCTAATTCCACTAGAGGCTTGTGTGTTATCACTAACATTGTTAATTTGAACGCCACCATAACCCTGTTGTTTTGCTTCATCAATGGCTTTTGCATTGACACGCATCCAGTTCTTGCCTTCAGCTTCATATGGCATTAAATCGGAACTACGCATCATCAATGGATAAATTGTTGAACCTTCTGAAGCAATGTCGCCACTCAGAAAACTTTTATATAAATCTTTGCTTTCATTTTGAGCAAAATTGATTTGCTCTCGTAAGCTATCCATTTCATCAAACTTACCAGCGTCATAAGCTGCATTGTATTTTTTAGATAAGTCTGCAATTTTTGACTTGATTTCTTGAGCTTGCGGAAGTAAATCAAATTGTTTTGTATCTAATGAATATCCTCTTGCTACTTCTGGACTAGATGTTGCCCAAATATTCTTATCAAATACATTGCTTGTGCTTTTACCAACCAATGCAGGATCAAATGCCATAATTGATGGGTCTTTTGAGCCATGGAAAGCATCAATGTCAAAGCCCATCGCTTTTGCTCTATCCATTTGCGTATTGTCTTTAGGAAGTCCTAGACCTCCTTCTTCAATAGGTAGAGCAGCGTTTCTTTGGGCTGTGTCTAGTGCTTCTTGCTGTGGTGCAGTTGCCTTTTTCTGAGGCTGATAACCAAACTCATGGATTGAGTCTGCATTTGTCCACAACTCTTTAGCTTTAACTTTTTGGCTAATGATTTTGTAATCACCTTGCAAAACAGATTCGCCATGCGTTTTCGCATAGTCTTTGCTTAAAGTTACCCAATCACCAGCGTTAATAGTTTTAATGTTTTCGTCTTTTGGTACTGCACGATACATTGTGACTTCTGCATCTGGATTGCCACGAACTCGTTTAGCCAAATCAAATGCTTCTTTATCAGCTTTTGGATAGCCAGTCCCATAGAATTGAGTAGCCTTTGCTGAATAAACATCAGCAGGGTACATCTGACCACCACCAGTTAAATCATGCAATGGTGCGCCAAAATCAGGGCTTGGTGCTTTATGACTACCACGATAAGACAACAAGTCATCACCAACATTCTTGATGCTTGCGCCTACTGGCAGACCTTTAGTCAAAGGCGCTAACAAAGGTGAGGCTTGACCTAGCAAACCCAAAGCAAATGCTGGATCTGCTACTTTTTTAATCTTTTCGTAATCAGGGTGAAGAACGCTAAACCCCATCTGGTCAGGGGCAGTTCCTAGCAATCCTTGTACAGCAGCATAAGTGCGAGGGTCTGCTAATGTATTTACATCACGCTTCTCAGCCAAAGCCCTAGCTTTAGCTACTTGACGTTGTAAATTAGGATTGCCAAAATATGCGCCTAGATCAGCCATTATTTACCTTTCGGCTTCTTTGCTTTGTTCTTTGCAGTACGCTCACCACGCTCGGGCATGGGCTTAGTCTTCTTCTGCATAAGTTTCTGCATCATTTCTAATGCTTGGCTGTTGGTAGTACCCATCATTCATCTCCTTCAGACATTTCAGAATCATCAGTAATTGGGCCACCGCTTACCCAAGCCTCGCAAGTACGCTTAGAAGCACACTTGAAGTCCCAAATCTCACAGTAACCCAAATCACCAGCGTCTAACACTTCCCATGCGTCCATTTCTGTATCGCCTTCTTCCAGACCATTCTCAATGCAATCTAGCATCTTTGAAGTCTGAATAAAAGCAGCGCAGTTACCGCAAGTGGATTTCTTAGCCTGTGCAGGGGAAATGCGCCAAATCTTAGAGATTTCACGCCAGTAGTCCATGCTTGGCTCGTTGGGATTCATCGGGCCGTAGTTAGATTTATCAATAGCCTTCTGGCGGTTTGCCAGATTTACTTCTGTGTCACCAGTAGCAACAGGGCAAGATTCGCCTTCTTCCTCTTGGCTTTTAATCTCAATTTCAATCTGTACAGCAGGGGCAAGTAAGCCTGTCATGGCAATCCTCATGGAGTTTGTACCATTATCTCACACAAAAAAAGAGGGTACAAGACCCTCTAAGAAAACCAAATGGCAACTTGGTTAAGCCATTGTGCATATTTTTTTCTACTTTGCAATCTTGTGTGTTTTTATAGCAACTTTGCAAGGGTCTCATTTAAAACTGACATTTCGTCCTGTTTATAGACTGACCAAATCCTAGCCTGACCATGAATCCCATTGAAGCTACCTTGATGGCAATCCTTACAAAGTGGAATACATAGGTACTGATGGTGCTGCTTAATGTGGTGAGCATCAGATGGTGCAGACTGACCACAAACCCCACAAGGTAGTTCTTTTATCCTTGCTAGGTGCAGTCTCTCACGCTTGGTTGGGTTGTTATTCAATCTCTACCACCTTATCGCCATGTGACCTTATGTAGTCTTTTGTTTTCTGAATGTATCTCTCAAATTCACTTCTTGGAATACTGGACTGCTGTAAGTCTGCAAATTCAATCAAGTCTCGACAGGCTTGTATACCCTCTGCATCAAGAATAATGCGCATAGTTGTGCCATAGCGTTCTGCTGCTTTGTAAAGGCTTGCTTGTGCCTTCTCGCAGATTGGCAGCACTTCAGGGCCTATCCCTGCTCTACCCATTGTTTCTGATAAATTTAAAACGTCAACTAAAGTACGCCAGTCATGGATAGTTCCTTGCCCCTTGGTAATCGCCTCAAGTGCGGAATACTCCATCATTCGGAGTTTGTCCAGCTTCTCCCTGTGGGTTATTGACGCACCCACTATTGCATGAGTTATTGGGTCTATCAGATTCCAATGTTTTCGTTTCGTTTTTTTCCGCATTATCTCTACCAAAAATAGCATCCCACCGATTAGAGTATTCTTCATTGCTTACCTTGAATGGTCTTGGTGCGCTTCCTTTACCCACGTTTACCTCCATCTATTCGATTTTGTTTTAGGTGTACTCCTGTGATTTTTTTTAACCAACAGGACTGGCATATCCAATTGTGACCATTCTCAATGCCGCCCTCTGGTGGTTTTGTCATTTCACAATGAGTGCAAACTTTCATCTTGTTAGTTGAAAAAGTAGCGCCCAAATCAATTTGAGGCATCATGTATTTTTTCCCTTGAGTTTGTATACAAGCCAATTTGAAAACATTTGAATTGCTACACCCAACATAATTAAACAAAAGTTTTGCATCATGTGTTTTTAGCCTTCAGCATTGCTTCTGCCCAATCAACACCTTTTTCAAAATCTTCTGTGTGTTTACTTCTTTTCCAATCTTTATCAGTCAAACCTACCCATGTGCGCTGTGATGGTGTTGTGTAGACAGGAATCTTCCATTCACCCATGCAAACATGAGAAAACCTTGCATAACCTTTGTTAATCAAAGATTCATCGGCACACATCCACGCCACAGGCTCATCCTTCGCTTCTAGTGCGGCTTTAATAGCGGTGATGGCTGGGTCTATTTTCTTAGTTGTTACTTCGTCAACCTCTTGCCACCAATAACTGTTTGTGTCTTCTAATTCTTGCAACGCCTCCAATGCAAGGCGTAATGCTTCGTCTTTGGTCATAGTCCAACCTGTTTCAAAGCAGCCTGTAACCCTGCCAAACCACCTACTCTTTGGTCACCAATGAATATCTGTGGCATTTGTTTAGCTTCTGGGTAATTCGCTACAAAGTTAGCAAATCTGTCACCAGTCTCTATGTTGATTTCGGTATAAGCCAAGCCTTTACTGACTAACAACTGTTTAGCTGTTGTGCAGTTAGGACAGTTTGTCTTGGTGTAGATGGTGATATTCATGCTTGTCCTCTTGCTCTGATGGCGTTGGCACAATCAACAGCGCCTTCCCAATCATTGGTGATTACATACTCACAAGCCTTTACACACGCCTCACGCTCGGCAGAAGCGACTACTTTGGCAAAACGAATAAGCTCATCAACAGTTGTTCCGTGTTTTTCCCAACCATCAGCAATCCAAATATTTGCCTCTTGTGCCATGCGAATAATGTCTTCTCTGTTCACGAATTACTCCAAACAAGCCAGTTAACCCATGACCAAAAAACTACAAGCATTACAAACAAAAAAGAATAAACAATCTTTTCAGTCATCACACACCTCGCAAGTCATAGTCAACAGTATCTGAGTGTTCTTTCTCATCAAGAATGTGCTTCTGCAAACGCATACAGCCTTCAATCTCGATTTCCTTGTACTGGACAGCAGAGAACAAACCAATCACGTTACGCCCTTCAAACCAGATTTCTTCAATGTTCTCGCCATAGATGCCTTCTTCGTCTGTGTCGTATTCCATGACAACAGTAACTACTTCAGAGCCTTCACCAACAGTTGTATCAAATTCGTATTTCATGACTTATTCCTTAAAAGTACCCTCACGAATTGTTTGGGCTGA